AGAGGACCAGCATTAGCATTTTTACCTTTTGTTTCAATACCTGAATTAGAGAGTTGTATTCTTGCTTGGGACTTCTTTGAAAACATACACTCACACTCATATACATACATTATAAAGAATTTGTATCCTAATCCTAGTGAAATCTTTGATACTATAGTTACAGATGAGAAGATTGAAAATAGGGCAACTAGTATAACACAAACATATGATGATATGATAAATTTAGGTTATAAATGGCAATTAACACCAGATAATGTTGATATGTATGAGTTGAAAAAGAAACTATATTTAACATTGATGACTGTTAATATATTAGAAGGATTAAGATTTTATGTTTCTTTTGCTTGCTCGTTTGCATTTGGAGAATTAAAGTTGTTAGAAGGTTCTGCTAAAATACTTTCTTTAATTGCAAGGGATGAAAGTTTGCATTTATCAATATCACAAAGAATAATTAATAACTATCGTGATAATGAAAATGATAAGATTATGAATAAGGTAATGAAAGATACAGAAAAAGAAGTTTATAAAATGTATGAACGAGGAGTTAATCAAGAAAAACGTTGGGCAACCTATTTGTTTTCAAAAGGTTCTATGATAGGACTTTCAGAAAAATTATTACATCAATATGTAGAGTATATGGCAAATAGACGTATGAGAGCAATTGGATTAGACCCACAATATGACCAAAAGACAAATCCATTACCTTGGGTTGACCATTGGTTAAATAGTAGGTCATTACAAAATGCACCACAGGAGACCGAAATTGAAAGTTATGTTATAGGTGGAATTAAACAAGACGTACAGAAGGATCAATTCAAGAAATTTAAATTGTAAAAATATATAATGGATCTAAATGATGATATAAAGAAATTTGAGACCACCTGTGGAAATTGTAAGACTAAATTTACAATTAAATATGATGATGAAGAAACAGATATGAAACCTATGTCGTGTCCATTTTGTAGTTATGAACTGGATGATGAAGAAGATGAAATTGGAGAAGAAGATGAAACAAGTTGGGATTGATTATAGTTTAACAAGTCCTGCAATATGTGTAACAGAAGACTTTACATTTGAGCATAGTCGCTTTTATTTCCTTACAAATAAAAAGAAACATTTAGGTGTATTTGGAAATATAAATGGTTCTGAACATCAACCGTGGACAGACCCTATACAAAGATTTACTCAAATTTCTGATTGGGTTTTAAAAGTTTTACGTTTATATCAACCTGGTGGGATTACAATAGCAATAGAAAACTATTCTTATGGTTCTAAAGGTCAAGCACTATTTCAAATAGCAGAAAATTGTGGTATACTTAAATATAGATTATTAGAACAAAAATGGAAATATAATGTTATTGTACCAAGTGTTGTTAAGAAATTTGCTACAGGTAAAGGTAATGCAGATAAAGAAATGATGTACGAACAATTTTGTAAAGATACAAAAACAGATTTAAAGAAACTATTAGACACAGCGAAAGCAGGCAATCCAGTATCAGATATAGTTGATAGTTGGTATATAGCAAAGGCAAATTATGGGCGACTTTAAAATATTAATATTAGCATATCTAATTGGTCATAGTCCAATAGAAACACAACAAACTTTCCAAATGGAAGGTTGGTATAAAAATATGGAAGAATGTAAAAAAGAATTACTTTTACAAAAACCAGATGGAAGATATGAAGTGATGAACGAGTTTATTATAGACGGAGAATTTAAATGGGATTGGTTAGTTGCAGGTTGTAAAAGTGATACAACTGGAGAAGAATTCCAACTTTGGCCGACTTATCCTAAAGGTAAACCAAAAGAGTTAGAAGGCATTGAATTTGATGTTTTTGAATTACAAGTATGAAATTATTAAAAGCAAAAAAAAGAGTTACTTGTAAAGATGAACCTTTAGTAGGTGTAACTCCAAGAGTAGTAGAAGTACCATTAGAAAATTTAATGTTAACTGCTGATAATGATTGGATGATGAAAAGATATCCTAGATTTAAGAAAAGTATAGATAAGTTAGGTATGATGTATCCAATCATATATACTAATATGAAGTATTATTGGTTAGTAGAAAAAAGATGGCCGAAGGACGCATATTCAGGAATTCCTATACCTGGTATTGCAGTACATACAGGCAACAAGAGAGTGTATTGGGCAAAAGAAAATGGATATACACATATTGAAGGATATTATGTTAAAACTAAAGATGAACAAGCAGCAATAGTTAGACGAACATTTATGGCACCGAGTAGTTATGGACAAAACTAAACCTAATTTTAATTCACGTTTAAGAGATATGCCAACATCTACATTAGATGAATTTGCTAAGAATAATATGATGGTGTATAATCACGCAATGGACGTGGAAGATTGTAAAATGATTGTTAATAAGTTTGAACAGATAGCCAACTACAATAAATCTAGTGTAGACGCATTTAAAACTGGTCATAAAGAATTTACTGAAATTGATATAGACAAACCTGATAACCTTCTCTTTTGGAAAGAACCTAGAGATAAATTTCTTCATATGTTGAAATTGTATAAAGAAAGATATATGATGAATTTAAATATAAAAAATGAACATTTTCCACCAATAATTGATAGGGAAAACATAAGAATAAAAAAATATTTACCTAATGATAAAGATGAATTTAAAGAACACGTTGATGTACTCCGTTCTAGGGGTCTTTCAGCAAAACGTTTTTTAGTTTTTATTTTATATCTTAATGATGTTGAAGAAGGCGGTGAAACACATTTACCAAAACAGAATATAATGATTTCACCAAGAGCAACAAGATTGTTAGTGTTTCCACCTTTTTGGACTCATCCACACGCTGGATTAAAACCAATTAGTGGACCAAAATATGTTATGATGTCTTATTTACATTATGGAGATAAAGATGATAAAATGGGACCAAGCTAATGTATAAACCATTACCAGACGGATTAATAATTAAAAAATCTTCTATAGAAGGTCAAGGATTATTTACAACAAAGTTTATTGAGAAAGATGTAAAGTTAGGTTTATGTCATATTGTTGTTAATGATGAACTTATAAGAACACCTTTAGGTGGACATATTAATCATAGTGATAAACCAAACTGTATAAAGGTGAGAGGTGAATTAGGACTTAAAGATGTTGAAAATTATAATAAGTATTTTTTATATACTGAACGACCTATAAAAGCGTGGGAAGAATTAACAGTTAAATATACTTTTTATAATGTGAAAAATGAATAATGAAAAAGATAGTAGCTTTTGGATCGGGTAATGCATTGGCAGCAATATGTGGAGTTATTAATTCTAATCCACAATCTGATATGTCAGTACATAGAGTTGTTGAAGTAAAAGATAAACCAATATCTTTAGAAGATTTATATTGGATAAAAAATGCTGACGCTTATCTAGTTGATGGTACGTGGGGTAGTACAAATCCAGCAAGACAATGGAAACCAGATAAAATTTATGCTGAAGATAGTAAACTAGCTCACGGAAGACCAAGCACAGAAGTTAGAAGTGCAAGAATGGAATTTATAAATGTCTTTGTTCAAGAACTAGCAAAGATGTATAATAAAAAAGTTATTGTAACTGAAAGTGCTACATTATCAAGAATAAAATGTAATTACATAGATTCTTGGTATAAAAATACAGGTCCAAGATATTATCGTATGGGGTTAGGTCATTGGACATATGGAAGAACTAAATGGTGTAAAGTTGATAATTCAAACCCATCAAGATTACATACTATGATTGAAAAAACTGAAAAGAAAAATAAAATAAAGTTGCAGAATATAGAACCACATCAATGGAAAAATAATAAAGATGGTGCAGTTTTAATTATACCTGGTTTAGAATATGACCCTACATCTTCTGTTTCTGTACCAGAATTTATTAAAACTAGTGTTGAAAGAGTTAGACTAGCAACAAATAGAAAAATTATAGTTAAACCACACCCATTAAGTAAAATTGTAGTTAAAGATTTGGTGAAAGATGTTGAAGTTTTACCAAGAGAGACCAAATTACGAACTATTGTAGATAGAGTTTATTGTGGTGTGTTAGGAGAAAGTACAAGTATTTTTGAACTTATTAATTTAGGAATACCTTGTATTACTTCAAAATGGAATTTTGGAATTGAATTAAACAATACTAGTATTGATAGGATAGAGAAGATATATTATGCTACTCCACTAGAAGTTTTAAATTGGTATAAAATGGTATCTCATACAGAATTTGATTGGTCGGAATTTAATTCACACTTGATTATACCTTATATAAAGGAGTTATTACAAAAATAATTATGTGTGCGATACACGGAATATTATGGTCATCAACTAGTTTGATAAAAGAAATGTTGTGCGAAGCACATCATAGAGGACCTGATGGTAATGGACATTGGCAAGATGAAGATATTACTTTAGGTCATAATTTATTATCAATCATAGACACTACAGAAAACTCAAAACAACCTTGGATTCATAACGATAGGGTGTTAGTATATAATGGTGAGATATACAATTACAAAGAACTAGG